GTTCCGGTCCCGTCATCCAAATACAGAATCAACCGCTCAGTAGTCGGGGACACAAGCTCACTAGATATGCGATACCAGCCATCCTCCAGAGACGTGATCGTCCCAGACCCGCTGACAACACTACCAGAACCCACAAGATCAAAAGTTGATCCGGCCAAATTGTTGTTTGTCAGTCGGACACGAGTTCTACCGTTTGGCTTAACTTCAATAGCATTAGTGTGCAAAACGGCAGGAACGGAAATGCCTGCCACTGGCAGGATTCTATGGTTTCCGGTGCTGGTGTCCTCTGTAATAAGGTCTGCGCCAGCAGTTACCCCGCTTTTTGTCCAAGCCGCATTATCAAACTGCTCGCTATACGTCAGCAGGTTATGGGGTCGCCACTTGAGCAGCCCATCACTGTCAACCATCGTGGCGTTGGTGGTGGCTGCGTGGGTGAACATGTCAGCAAAGGAATCTGCTTTAACACTACCTACAATAAAAGTACTGTTCTTGAGGTCAGCCCCAAATCCGGGGAGGAATCCCTTAACACCTAGTGGATTGCCACCAAACTTGTAAATATAATCATAGTACCACTTAGCTTGCAAGTAGGTTGGGAAAGGTTTAGTACCATTAACTACGAATCTGGCAGTATCCGAATCATAGGACATACCCGGAAGGTCGGCAGCTTGCTCTTGTGCCCACGCTCGGTATTCATAGTAATTCGTCTGAGTCATCAGGCTGCTGCTTCTTTTGCGTTCTTGTAGGAAAGGGTGAGTTGTGGTCTGGCTACACCACCAAGCATCAAATCAGTAAGTGCCCATACACAAGCATCTAAACGGTCTGGGGAACCCATCTTACCTAGTGGTTCCCAAGTAGTCATCTGGCGTTCAAGGTCATCCAGATTAGGTAGGTGCTTGACTCTTCCTTGTTCGTAGAGGGCTGAGACTGGTTCTGCCCTTGCATACTTACCTCTGGAGGCGTGTACAAGTCTTAGAGGTACGGAACTATCTTCGGTTTGGAGAGTGTGTTTAACCATATCCCCGCCCTGATTTCTTTCAGCGACAATACGATCTGCTTTGTACTCGTAGAACAGGTCAATAGCCTTTTGTGCCCATTCTGCTGGTTTGTAGTTTCCAGTTGCGTCCTCAAGAACATACCCGACACCATTTACGTCAATACCAGCAACTACAATCCCAGTCATGTCTGACTCTTCATTGGAAGTAATAGCAGGGTCGATAGCAACTACAATACGTTGAAGGTTGAGGTTATCCTTTTGGAAGCCTTTATCCTCGTCAAGTAGAGGTACTTCTTCTTTGTGAACTCGTGCCTTGTCAAGGAGTTCCATACTCCAAAGGGCACCAGCAGCTTCTTCAAGGATTTCTGCGTAAAGTTCTTGGCGACCTAGGCGAGTGCCTTCATAGGAACTTAGTGCTTCAAGGTCAATGTTGTCTTTATTGTCGTAGGAAGTACCAGTTGTTACAATATAACGCTCAGGGTCTTCTTTACCTAGATCAACAATTCTACGAACAAGTTTAATAGGCTTAGGGGTTGTAGTGACTAGGATGCGAGGGTTTCTACCAAGGCGTAGGGTGAACTGGAGCATGTCCCATACATCTTGAACGTTTCTCCACGCAGCCAATTCGTCACACCACGCTGAAAAAAATTGCGGTCCTCGTAGACGTTCAGGGTCTTCCGCAGAGAAGAATTCTGCTTTAGCGCCATTCTCCCAAGTCATCGTGTTGTTAGTAGGTTGCCAAATAGGTCTGCCGATGTGTTGACCTTTGTAAGTCTTATCGTTCTTCCAACAAACATTAAGGAGGCCAGATTCACCTTCTACCATAACCCGTCTTACATCACCTTTTGTGGGGGCAATACAAGCAATACGTTTATCACCACTCATAACCCTGTGACGTACCCACTCAGCACCACACCTTGTTTTACCCCAACCACGGCCTGCGAGAGGCATCCAAATCTTCCATTTACCACTAGGCTCTAGTTGATCTGGCCTAGCCCAAAAAGGCCAAGTGTATTTAAGTTCCTCTGCCTTATCTGGACCTAGTTTTTCTAAGAGTTCCTGCACCTGATCATCAGGTAAGGCCCGTAAGTCTTTGGCTGTAATGGGCAGGTTAAGAGTCATTTTTAGAACTCACCCGCCCCCGCCGATTTCGACCAAACCTTCACGGCCCTGACCGGAAGACTGTCAGCCGCGTTTGCCGGTGTAACGGATAAAACAAGGTCGTACGGGTTGGCGGTCAGGTCGAGAGACCCAATAGCAACAAGCCCTGTAGAGCCGACGCTGTCGCCCTCGTATATGACCGTCTGAACGACAGCTACCGTGTTAGTAGCATAGGTCACACGGCCCGAGATTATGACCTCTGAGCCTGCCGCCGTGGTTATAAAATTGTCGCCGATGCTACCAGCAAACTCAACCGTGAATGTCTTGTTCGATCCAGAGAGGGTTCCAGACAAGAAAACAGAAGCGTAGAAGTGAATTTCGTCGCCAGGGTTGAGAGCACCTGCGGGCACGGTTCTGGTCGTTACCGAAGGTGACGCGCTTGTGGCATTGTGAGATGTCCTGATTATGCGAACGGCGTCCAATAGGCGAGAGTTTTCCGTTTCGATATCCAGCCTGCCCGCGAGAATTTCCGTGTCATAATCGCCAGACTTTGAGATACCATCAGGAACGTAGCCAGAGACTTTATAGCCAGTTTCACCGACGACCGTAATTCCGCCGTTCTCAAACCAGCCTTCGATGCTGTTGCCAGAGTTATCATCCCCGTCGAGATAGATAGCATCGCTGGAAACCGCCCCGAGAGCAGCGCCGATCTTTGTCCTGTTGTTCTTTTGCTGCCCAAGGCCGCTGTGCCTGACATAATAATCAGAAGAACCGCCAATGGCATTCTGAATAGTCACGGTATTGTTTGAGCAGTCTGGCCTGCTTCCCGTGTATGCAGTGTCAGTCCACCTCACCAAAGCCCCTGAAACGTCAGGCGCTATAAGGTTGCCAATTGACACATGATTGCCATTACAGTTGACAAGGTAAAGGCCGTTGTCATGGGCGGCAGTGCCGCAATCGAGCGTGTCAATTTTCACCGTGTTTTTGCTGGCACCCTCATTGATCGAAACCCCACCGCCAAAAGTGAAGCTGCTCGCGCTTTCCGTGTAAACAGATGTGCGCAGGTCCACCATGTTATTGTGAGACAGATACGCAAGCTCAAGAGCCTGCCTCCGCACCTCTTGAAAAGGGCATGAGAGAGTGCAATTGGCGTATAGGTTCCCATAGGCCACACCGTTCCTTGACGTCACCCGATCAGGTGCAATCACGCAGTCGATGGCTCCACCAGAAGCGCAGAACGGGGCCGCTTCTTTATCCGTAGACCACCAGCCGCCAAGGATTTTGCAGTCCCGAGTGGCAAAGTTTTCGAGACCAGTGTCCGTCCCGTCTGACAGGAAGAAATTCACATTCGGGTTCGACAGGTTTTGAATTTCCGGGGACGTAATGGCGTGCTGCATATTGTGGCGAAGGCCGATCACCCCAGTCCCGCTGTCAACAGAAGTGACGACGTTCATTTGGCCTACTTTGGGACGCCAGTTTCCGGCAAAGCCCCCGGTTCCGGCAGATCGCGCAGACCCATCTTCACCATCAAGAGAATAGGTGTCGCTATCAATTACGGTGATGTTGAACGTTCGGTCGTTAAGTTCTGTCTGACCTGAAACACTCTTGATCAGGATGTTTTCGCCATCCACCCGGCCATGCCCTGTTTCCGTGACGACCACGGGGTTAGCAGCCGTAGCGCTGGAAATAGGGTCGGTTCCAACAAGCCACTTGTTCGTGTCGGCAACAAAGATGACATCTCCAACGGCAAAGTTCGCCGCATCACTGGCGGTTGATGTCGTGACGGTGTCGTCCTTGATAGCAGTGGCGTCGAGGTCGTATCTCGGCACTCGGTTTGCGTTCAGAGTGGTATATGTGCCCAACAAAACGCTGCCATAATTCGGCCAGTTGCCACCAACGCCACCGTTGCCGGTGCAATGTATCCTCGTTGTGGGACTTTCACACCGGATCACCACTCCGGGGCTGTCAAAGCGAAGGGCCTGAATAGTTCGGTAATAGTCTCCCGGCGGTTTTGGTACAAATACCTCACCCCCGCCGAGCGATGCCACATAACTCATCGCGCTATCAAAGGCGTCCCAATCATCGGTTGTCCCATCGCCAGCAGCGCCCCAATGAAATGGTGTTACGCTGGCATGAGGTGCCCACCCGGCAAGGTCCGCAATGGGGTCTGTGCCATAAGCTGCATGACCCGCAGGCATGAGGAAGATCGAGTAGTTGGGCCACGACCAGATAGTTCCGGTAGGGATTGCACTCTTCTCTGAGGCAGAGAGGGCGTCCCAGTAGGTGGCAAGATCACCTCTTGAATCGAAAGTACTGGAACTAGTAAAAGAGCCTACAGAAACCTTCTTAGTTTCCGTGGAGCTAGAATCAACAATAACAACAAGGTCAGATGGGCTGACACTCCCTGCTGCAAGTTCTGTAAGCTCTGAAATTTTCCTGTTAGACATTACTGGTGTCTTCTATACTTTTACCAAGTAGTGCAGCAAGAGTGGAAACTGCATCAGAGCGTTCTTCCGCCTCATCACTATCAACTTCCTGAACACGTTCAACAGGGTTCCAACCCCCTCTGGCCCTAGCAGCAAACTCTACAAGTTTAGGGTTACCTTCCCTGACACCTTTCATAACAGCATCACCAATCTCTTTACGGAGGTTGAACTCTTCCTCACCAAATACCTCAGAGTAGTACTTGTAGAGAGTAGCCATAGACTTGGGTGCATGGGGGAGGTTCTGAATAGAATCCAGGATGGCCTTACGAGTAAGACCGGATCGCAAGCCCTCACGAATCCGGTTCTCAATAGGTTTACTGTATGGAAGAGGGGTATTAAACTGGCCCATAAGTCTCAATATATTTAAGTGGTGGTACGACCGTTAGTGTCTGCGGCTCGCTCTAGCACAATGTGGGGAGGTGTGACAAGTTGGTCGGTAGGTCTAGAGGTAGTTTATATAGAAGCTTTTGTCAACCCCCTCTTAGTAAAATTATTTTACTCCGTGTGAAATGTGGTAGCCGTTCTCAAACTCCCAATCCCACCGCATATACTTAGCATCATCAAAATCCATAGTTCTCCCTAACTCTTCCTTATCAGAGGAAACTACATAACACATCTCTTTTTTGTCAAACTTGATACCGGGGACTGAGGTAAG